ACGCTGAACTATCTGACGCCAGAAGTAATTCGTCGGAAAGCATAGACGAGACAAGAAGCGCCTCGAAATCTGTAACTGTATTCATAATCTAATCCCCTGATGTGAGCCTGAATCTTAAAACACTAAAGCTATTGACGCAAGGCATTTTCTGCATTAAATTGTGCATACAGAATACATGAGATTTTCATTATGAGTAAAACTACACAGGTAGCAAGAGCGGTAAAAGTTGCTTGCTCCAAGAGCGATATTTACCAGAGGGAGCTAGCAAAGGGTGCTGATGTTCACCGTCACACGCTATTCGCTATTGCCAATGGTCGAGAGCCGAAATTATCAACTGTCATAAAAATTGCTAATTATTTTAACCTGACAATAGATGAATTTTTAGCACTGGGTGACTCGAAAGAGTTGATAGAGGCTGCCGAAAAGTTACCTAGCTATGACCCGCTTAACGCGCTGGCTGCTGTTATGCGCAAACATGGCTTTTCATTTGGAGCTAAAAATGTAAACCCGCATAACAATGCAAGTTATTGTGTTTACTTAAAAGGTAAAGGGGTTTTCACTAAAAAAATACTAAATGGGTCTGTACGTCATGACGACATTAAGCTGGAGAAATAGAATGAAAATAAATACAAGCGCAAAGCCAGTTAAATTCACCGGCGAGGATGGCGAGGAGCTTACTATTCGCCCTAGCAATATGGGTGATCCCTATCTCCTCGACGGAATCGATTTCACGATTGAAAGTGATGATGACTATTTTGGTGGATTTCTTGAAGTTTATGAGGTTGAGCGGCTTTATAAAATGCTAGGTGAATACTTAAACATTAAATCGGAGCAATAGAATGCAATGCAAAGATATTGACGAGACACGAATTCTAGAATTTATTCGCGTCAACGGAACATCTACGCACTTTTATGCTAATGGGAAAGGCTCCATGCCTTGCGTTTTAGATGCTATGCCAGTCGGTGTTGTGGAAAAGCTTGCCGCGGCTAAAATGTCGCAGATGATTAAAAGGGGAACAGTTAGCGGATGCTGTTGCGGCTGCCGCGGAGATTATGAAATAACAGAAAAAGGCTTAGAACGACTTAACTTATCAAATGAAAGTGGAGAAATAGAATGATCACATTACAGCAGTTAGCAAAAAACGTGGAAGGCTGGAGTCGTAAGCGCGGGATACTCGACCAGTCGACATATGAAAAACAGATGCTTAAATTCGATGAAGAGCGGCTAGAAATGATGGATGCCATTGGCGATCAGGCCGTTTGCTTGATAAACGCAAGGCTTATTGGTGGGTGTGATCGAGAGTATTATAAGGAGATCGAAAAGCTTGAGGACGCTTGCTGCGCAACCGGTGTATCTATGGAGGATTGTATGCAAATGGCATGGGATGAGATCAAGAAGCGGGCCGGCTTGATGGTCGATGGGCTATACGTAAAGTGGGCAAACCTTACGCATCCGCAACGCGTAGAAGCCGCTAAGACGGGGCAATTGCTTGAGCCTGATGTTGATGTTGCTTTCTGCCGTTCGTGCTGCACGGACTACGAGTGGAGCGAGATCAGAGCCGCGGAACAGTCAGCGCTAGATAGCTGAACTTTATACGTTCGGCATAGGCCGCAGCGAAACATTACATTTCAATATTGAGCCCTACGGGGCTTTTTCTTTGGGCGTAAAAAAACCCAGAGAGACAGGAATAAAACTCACTGGGTTTATTTACCCCTTTCGGGAACACAGCAGGGGAGCTGGTATGGGCTAAGCTTATAACCGTCGTCGTTTTATGTCAAATGCAAATATTTTTAATTAATTGCGTTTATCTGCTTGACGGTAACATGTTACCAGTCCATACTTCAGTCACACACAGCGAAACGCGCTTAGGCAAATCACTTAAGCGACAACTTTAACAACGTCACTAGGCGGAATAGAAATGATAATAGCTCTGATAGCAGTAATAGTAACAAGCGGATTTATATTTTAATTATGACAAGGCAGCAGTTAAGAATATCAAGGCTACGCAAGGCAGGCTTAATGCCGGTGCAAGCGTGGATTCACAAAGATGATGCCAAAGCTAAGGCTTCAATAAAGAAGCTCTGCAAGGCTAAGACAGTAAAGGTTAACGCAACAGGGGAGGCAAAATGAATATTGAAGATTTCAAGCAGCAAGTGGCGAATCGCGATGAGAAGCCGGTAACCAATCACTCAGTTGGTGAACGCGAAAAGGCACGAGCAGAAATAGCGGCTCAGATTGAGGCTTTCAGAGCTAAAGGCGGAAAGATTAAGCGCCCTGGCATTCTAGCGAATAACAAGCCGACACTTTACAACACGGCTTACGGAGTGAATGCAAAATGATCAATGAAACGCAGGGCTATCCAGATTTAGAGTTGTGCGAGGTCATGGTTGGACAAGTCTTTTTGGGCTGGGTTGAATGTCGCAACGAAGATACCGGCAAGACCGTGCGTCAATGGGTTTTGCTTAAAGCTAACCGGCATTTGTGGCCATTGGCGTTCGAGGCCGCAGAAAGCGACAGGTTAACGCAGGTGAATGTAGATCGAGTTAAGGCTTGGCAGCACTTTAACATGCCGGTAGTGGCGCCTACGCTGATTACAGCGACTCACCAGCCATGCAGCTACCGAACGCTGCGCAGCAACCCGCAAGCCTAATGCGCATAACAATGCTTTTACTGACACTAATCGCGCTCAATATATCGAGCGCAAAACAAAACGATGCGGGATTTCGCGATACTAAAGTTGGGCGTCGAGTTGTGCCGGCATCTCAATAACCCAGAAGCCGGTTGCTTACATCTACAAAATAGAGAGAATTAGATAATGGGAGAAGCAAGGCGACGAGGAAGCCTGCGGCACAGGATAAATGAGGCAGAATTCTTTAAATCAGAACAGGAAAGACTTGACGCATGGCTTTACAAAAACAGAAGGCGCATGCCTAAATCTTTATGCTATAAAAAAGCGGTGACTTTTGCCTGCTTGGCCTATCTTTACGGCAATTTCTAAATTTAAACACTTGCCCTTCGGGGCATTTATTTAAACTTAATTCGCGCAAAGCTGTTGCATTACTCGCGCAAAGCTGTATACTGAGCACATCAACAACGAAAACGGAGCGAATAGGATGCAAGTTAAAACAGGAAAAAGACCACCTTACAAGTCAGGCCCAAACTCTGGATGGTCTCCAAAGTTTTACAGCTACAAAGGTAATGGCTTAACAGTCGAAGCAGTACAGGATTTAAACTCTGAAACTTTCTCAGTGGTTTATGCTTCAACCTTAATTATCGGCAATACGGCAGAAGTAACAGCGAAAAGAGTTGCCGAGAGGGTCATTAATAGTGGAGCTGAAAATATTAAGGAAATGCGTGACGCTGCGCGTGAGTTTTTGGATGGCTTGGCATGAAAAAAACACTAAAGCAGTACCTTGACGACAAATACGACGGCAGCGCGTACAGAATGGCACAGGACTGGGATATAGCAGAATCCAGCATAAGGCGCCAGCTTGCGGCATCAAAGCCCGTACACGTCTACACGGACGCATCAGGCAGAACAACAATCGAATCAGAATTAAGGGTTAAGACTTAATCAATAACCCGCATCAATGCGGAAAGGGGGAGTTATGAAGCAGTCACAATTGCGACTAGATGATGTTTTAAATTTTGGCAAGCACAGAGGGTGTGAGGTTGAAGATCTGCTAGATGACGATCCAGACTGGCTTGCTTGGATATACGAGCAGGACGATGATATTTTTGATTGTGAAGTTATTGAGGAGATGCAAAAGCGAAAGATCATCTAATAAAAAAGGCCTTGAAGTTATGAGCTTCAAAGCCTTTTTGAAACAGATAAGGTTTTTGCTGTATTTCTATTTTTCGCTTAGCCGCTGCTTTAATAGGTAGCCTTCAAGCTGCCAAATCTTGTTTTTTGCGTTTTCACGTGCAATCTTACGGCCAAGTGCGGAATCGAAGTTTTCAGGGCTTGCGCATGCGGACTCACCAATCACGGTGTAGCCATTTGCTAGCGTAAGGAGGCATGCAGTGAATGTGGTGTCAGGGAATACGTGGTATTGCTCGGATGCAATAACAGATTCAAGGTGTTCAGGCGTTACTCGTGGAGCAGTTAAGCCTTTTTTTTGGATCTCTTTTTCAATTGAAGAGTCAGTCATTTTATCAATCTCGTTTTAAGTCATGGCAGTATTGCCGAGATTGATTTTAACATAAAAAAGGCCTTGAAGTTATGAGCTTCAAGGCCTAGAATTAAAACAAGCCGGTAGGGGTATCGGCAGTCAAACCAGAAGATATGAACATGAATGACCGCCGCAACCGGCATAGCATCATTTTACATTAATCTAATTTTTCTGCAAATACCCTTTCGGCGATAGCTTAAAGCTATGGGCCTGCGATTACCTCAAAACCTAGTTTATATAGCATTTGCGTATGTAAAGCCGACTCAGTGCGCATCTTAAAACGGGTTATTGATAAGTGTCTCACAAGCCCGCTGTGTGGCGATCAGAAGTTTAAAGAGTCTATATTGGCGAATGCCTTGGATGCCCTTAAAGCGACTGGTAGCAAGCTCAGGAGACCCGAAAGGAACAAGTTGCTGACTCTAGAGCAAGACTAGAGCAAATAATGTGCTGGCTCGTCCTATGCGTTATTTTGAAGCCTGATTGGTTGTTGAGCTTTTTAGTTCTCACCCTATTAGGCTTAATTATGTCCATTAGGAACAGGTCTGAACCATTACGTTATATTAACTAAACACTTAACTAACTGATTACTAAGGTGATAAAGATGCGAGAGCTTAAGTTTAGGGCATGGGATTCTAAAGAAAAATGGATGGATTTTGAATTCTATATCAGTTCGGAGGGGGAGGCTTTAGATTATCCATTAATCACTTATGATACGCCGAACACTGAAATAGAGCCTGCCAGTCATTTAACTGTAATGCAATTCACTGGGCTAAAAGACAAAAACGGCCTTGATATTTACGAGGGGGATATATTGGGTGACGGTGAGGCGGTGGCTCGGGAAGTGGTATTTGAAGATGGGGCATTCAGACTTAACGATAACGACAATCATGCTAATCAGTTAATATCACCTTTTCCCGCGTCAAAAATGCTTGTACTAGGAAATATTCACGAATCGCCAGATCTGTTAAGGGGTGATAAATGTTCACAATAACAGCCCAATGGCTAGAGCAAAACAAGACGAGTGCCGGCGCTTACAGTAAGCAGCAATTGAAGGTGCTGGGTATCGACTGGCCGCCCCGTAAAGGCTGGCAGAAGCGAGTGATTGGCACAGAGATACGCGACACGCAAAGCCTTCAGTTTGAATCTGCAGCGGTGGTTAAAACGCCACTGGAGCGATGTTTGGATATGATTAAGAAGCTTAGCTCTGAAGATCTACAGCTGCTTTCTGAAGCTATTAAATCAAAGTAATCGATAGCTAAAAGCAATGGGGGAGTGATGCTTACAAAAGAGCGGGAAGCGAGCTACCGCAAAAAACACGGCTGCGATAAATGCCTGAATTGGCACCGACGCAGCGATAAATCAATCTACTATTGCTACGCGAAGCCGGTTATACCTACATGGTGGACGTGCAATAGCTTTATGAAGGGCGGGAAAGATGCATAAAAGACTGGCTAAATTATGGAAGCGTTTAAATTGTCGCGTAGTAAGTCGATTTGGCTCTGATCGTAGAGTGATGAACGCGTCAGGCGTTGTGATATGCGAGGGCGGATACCAGGCCGAGCTAAATTATATTCTTATTCGTTATCCAGAAATGATCAATCAGGGGGCTTTATGAGTAAGCGCGATAGATTTAAGGGCTATGTTATCGGGCCAGGGCCGAAGCCGGTAACGACTAGAACGCCAGCTGAGGAAAAGGCCATAAAGCAGCTTCGCGAGACTCGCAATAAAATTGATGACATGAAGTTTGAAAAAAAACTTGGCATTAGTGGAGAGCTTGACTATAGTTGATGGGTGCCATGCACAAGCAGCGTCAGAACTGTAAAAAATGAAAGGTAACAAAGAATTTTCTAAATCCGCCCTTTGTTGCCGTAATTCTAACCACCTTGGTTTTGCCTTTCGCGGCATTCTGACCAAGGGGCGGACTTAGAGGATTCTTTTATGTTGCCAGAATTAAATAATGATCAAAAAATGACTAGCGTTGAAATAGCAGACCTTGTCGGCTCTAGGCATGACAGTGTTAAAAGAACTATCGAGCGACTTTATGCATCATTAGCTATATCCCAGCCACCATCGGTGTTTGGGGAAAAGTCCGCTAACGGGAAAAAGCCATTCCATTACTTGATAGGGAAGCGTGACAGCTATGTGATTGTTGCGCAGTTATCACCTGAATTTACAGGCCGTCTAGTTGACCGCTGGCAAGAGCTAGAAGGCGGGGCCAATCTTATGCTCCCTGATTTCTCAAATCCAGTAGAGGCTGCTAGAGCTTGGGCTGACGCGAAAGAGGCAGAGCAAAAGGCGCTATCTCAATTGGAGGAGGTAAAGCCAAAGGTGCAAGTTTATGAAATGCTTGCTAATCGGAGATCTGATGTGAGCACTACCATTGTAGCTAAAGAGATCGGCACTACTGCAATAAAGCTTAATCGATTCTTGCGGGAGCAGGGCTGCAAGATGATTCGTATAGACGCGCCAAAGGCGGGGTATGAAACATGGTTTAATGTTGTGGCTGATTCTAAAAATGGCCACGAGTTTACCCAATGCTTAGTAACGCCAGAGGGTCAAATTGAAATAGCAAAGTTGTGGGGTGATACGTGAACGAAATGCCAAAATGCTCTACTAGCGTTACTAGGAGGGCTAGGAAAATACATGGGTGCGAAGGTTGCTTCTCCGAAATTAAGGTTGGGGATAGTTATCGATACACCAGTGGTGTATGGGATGAGCCAGACAGTTTTAAGCATTGCTTAAGCTGCGCAAATGTTATTGATAATTTCAAGCTAATGGATCAATCGCTTGATTATTGTGATGGGCCAAGTCTCAACACTGGCGGGGTAAGGGAGTTTTTTATGGAATTTACTCATTCCGGATGGTTTGGAATTAGGGCAGCGGCTGAAGTGGCTAAATTGTTTGATGTGCCTCTTGAGTACGCAGAGTCAATTTTTTGGAGAGAAACGTGAACTACTTACTAAACGGCGGATATAACCCGCAAAAGCTTGAGCTACTGCTCGAGGTCGTAAATATTCGAAGCGAAGACATAATTGCGGCTGTAAATGATTACTTGATACGCGGCGCCTCGATTGATGTTGCCGCATCCATGAATCTTATTGATGCCGGCAATTTAAATCGAGCGATAAAAAAGCTCAATGCTGCGGCTGAGCGTTTCGATAAATGGAATCAGATCTGCTTTAAAAGTGACATCTCAAAAGAAGTCACTTTAGTGATTGAGAAAAAGCCAAAGCCTAAAAAGTTCGACCCTCTTGAGGTGGTACCGGAAGCTATTAATGTGACGGCTTGGCGCGAATGGGTTGAATTCAGAAAGGAAAAGCGCAAGCCTATATCGAAGGACGCAGCGCCAAAGCAGCTAAAACTTTTGGCGAAATATCCTCATGAAGTCCAACAGGATATTGTGAACAGCAGCATACAAAACGACTACCAAGGCTTGTTTGAACCAAAGGGGATGGCCAGTGCTCAACAAAACAGATATGCAAAAAATTCTCACGCGCAACGCTCAGCAGACGACACAAGAAGCCTTCTCGCATTCGCCGATGCACTTGAGATTGGTGGTGGCCCTGTGGGAGAGGATGAGCCAGCTTTACCGCAACCGCTGGACGGCAGCCGAGGGGCTATCAGCCAAAGAGGATGGCAGCCCGTCGACGAATTTGAGCTTGTGGCTCAGGAAGACGGCACATTTATCGAAAGATGACTTCGCTGTAGGAATGACCAAGTGCGAAAGCCTTGTTGAAGATGCGGCGAGGGATAATAAATTGGCTTGGCCGCCAACGTACGCTGAATTTATAGGGCACTGTAAGCCTCCTAAGGAGGCGCCAAAACCTGCAGCTTACAGGGATTTTCCTGTGGGATTGCCGGAGCCAAAAGAGCATAGAAAGGCGCGGCAGGAGTTGGGTATGTCAAAGTGTAAAGGCCTTATGGAGTTTCTAAACGATGAGTGATGAAAATGAAATCGAAGAGCCGGCCTGCATTCTCGTGCCTTACTTCGTTGATGATGATGATAGGGGTTGGGCTGATGATCTGGAATTTACAGAAAACAGCAAATAATGTATCGCAAATGCATATAATTGTGTGTATTATGACATCAAAGGGGAGCAAAATATGACATTCGAGCAACGATTAGAGTTCATCAAGCAATACACGGCATTAGTCGAAAAACTAGGCTCATTTCTGGCTGCCAATAAATTTGTGCGGGTTATCGATTTCGGCAATGTGTGCAACATTTACAAAGACAAAAACATTCCGGTGAATATGAACGCGGATTTTTTAACGATTGAGGGGATATCATGAGCAATACTCCAAGGCACTGCGACATCGCAATAGAGTATTTTACGCTTGCTAAAGAGCTTGGCAGCTATGAAGAGGCTAATAAGCATTTTGAGTGTCATACGAATTATTCTTGCTGGTATGGATTTGGTGGCGTTAACGCCCCAAGTTTTTCACCTCATATTCATTATCGCCGCAAGCCAGAAACCCACACCGTTAACGGTCACGAGGTGCCAGCGCCTTATCGTGCGGAGCCTGCTTTAGGTGATATATATCACTACATCAGGAACCCATATTTAGATTCATGCGAATGGCGCGGGGATAGCGCAGACTGTGATCATCTTGCATCAAATAACTGCTTCAAATCAGAGTCAGACGCCGAAGAGAACCGATTGGCAATGTTCAAAATTGGCAAGTATGCAGAGGTGAATCCATCGTATATTTCAGCTAAGGATTCAGCGGCTAAGGCTTTAGAGGATGTAGTTAAGAATTATACTCGCAAGTGGAGTGATGAGTTTTCAGAGGTTAATATAAATCTAATTAAGAAAGGCGAAGGCTATATTTATCCCGAGGCATTGCTTGAGTTTGCGCGTGCAATAAAATCGGGGGAGGTTGATTTGAACTCTATTGGTAAGGTGAAGGTATGAAACACTTGACGATGATTAGAAGTTATTTGCCAGATCGCACAGTGTCGATATTGACAGGAAAATCATTAAGTAGAGATTACTCGGTTTTAGAGCGTCCGTGGCTTAACAATATGCGCAATGAATCTTGCATTCCTCCAGGGCGATATCTTGTAACCCGCAACACTACCGGCCGGTACCGGTTTTACGGGGTAGAGGGTGTAACAGGTCGAAGCGATATAGAAATGCATAACGGCACATATCCAACGCATTCCGATGGATGCTTGCTTGTCGGTCGCGCATTCGATAATGAATACAATCTTATCGATTCATCGCTTGCATGCTCCAGCTTATTAGCTGAAATGGGCAATGAAAGTTTTATTTTGGATATTCGATCTTACTGTCCGTTTGTCGATAAAGATTTGTGGAAGGGCTATTGATTATGTGCGTATTTGAGCAGTACAACGAAGCGAAAATTAACCTATCGTCAGCTAAAGAGTCCGCATCAAGGCTGGCAATGATGGGCGCTGATGTCGGTGACGAGCAATACGATCAGGCAATAATGAAAGTTAGGGCGCTTGCGTATGAAAAAGCCAAGTTAGCTCAGGCATCACATAGGGCGAGGCGAAAATTGAGGGATTGCGGCCATGACTATTGAGCGTAACTTCCATTGCAAGAACTGCGATGTCATAGGGAAATTCATAGAAGTTCAGCGCGTTAGATATGCTGAGCTAAATGGTGCGCGAGGCGGGTACGGTGTAGAACTGCGGCGCTGCGTAGACTGCGATTATACGATTGAGGGTTTAGACCAAAAATACCTTAACGATGAGAATAAGATGATTGCAGATAATGGTCTAATTATTGATGCGAATATATTGAGCGGGGGTGATCTGTGAAAAGATTTAGGCAGGACAATATCGACTTTCAGCGCTGCATATTGCGAGCATGCAGGATTAAAAATACAAGCATGACCGAGGTTTCCAGAAATGCAGGCAAATCAAACTTGTGGCTTACGGGAATAGCTCATAGGAATTCGCCGACATTAAACACTATGTTGCAGGTATCCGCGGCATTTGGAACTCCTTTGATGAAATTCCTAGTGATTTGTGAGAATAGATTGTGAGTTGCAGTGAGTGTAATCATTATAGAAAAGAAGCTCAAAAGCTTAGATCTAATATTGATAAGTCAAAAGTTGTTGATGCGTTCAGGCCGTGCCGGTGCGCCGATCCTAATGTGATTAAAAACAACTCGGGGCCAATTGGCCATAAATTGTGCTTGAATTGTTCGGGGTGGCGGTATGAAAACAATAATTAGCCTATGTGATTACACTGGGATTTTTACAAAACCTTGGCGCGATGCAGGATACAAGGCGCTTCACGTAGATCCTCAGAGGAGTGATAACGGTACAATATTGGATATGATCCCTGATATTCGGCGAGCAATAAAGGGTGGCGTTTTCTTTGTTGCTGGGTTCCCTCCGTGCACCGATGTTGCAGTTAGCGGCGCTGCGCATTTCGAGAACAAAAGGCTTAAGGATAAGAATTTTCAAGCAAAAGCGGCTTTGATTGCTGAACAATGCAGGATGGTAGGAGAGCTGTCGGGTGCGCCGTGGTTCTTTGAGAATCCCGTTTCAGTTTTTAGCTCAATATTCGGTAAGCCTAACTTTACATTCGATCCGTCTGATTTTGGGGGGTATTTGCCAGAGGATGACTTGCATCCTGAATGGCCTGAATATATAGCCCCTAGAGACGCATACCCCAAGAAAACATGCCTATGGTCAGGTGGTGGCTTTGAGCTTCCAGCGCTAAAGCCTGTATTTTGCAAACCTGGCTATTCAGATACACACAATAAGCTCGGTGGAAAATCATTGAAGACAAAAAATATAAGGTCAGCAACCCCAAGAGGTTTCGCGCAAGCTGTATTTGAGAAATATGGAATGGATGACAATGCCTAGCTTCACGGCAAATACCCGCGCAGAAGTTGACGCCCAGGGTGCCGCAATGTCTCGTGCAATTACAAAATATTGCGATGGCCGTGGCATTGAGATTTGCATACAGAGGCCGTCAAAAAAGCGGGATCAAGAAAAGGCTTTTAATGCGAAAATTACCGAAATTGCGCGATTCGGGGTTATTGAATACGAAGGCCGTAAGGTTAACTTTGCAGAGCAGCCTGGCAGCGCCTTTGATGTAGCGAAAGCTTTTATTATTGTGTGGTTCGAGTCTGAATTAAGAGCGCAAGGTAAAGTGTTAACCAGGCCTAGCACGTGGGCCATTGAGCCGGTGTCTATGATGCCGTTAATGCTGAGGGCGTCTAGCTCGCTATTCACAGCAAAAGAAATGGGCTGGGCTATCGAGTTCGTCAATGTGATCGGCGCAGAGAATAAAATTCCATGGAGTGACGACAAAACAAAAACTTATGAAGAATATCCAGAAATGACAAATAAAGTGGTGTAAATGTATATTAAAGTGTGTATTATGACACTACACAGAGGGATTGGAGGGGGACTTATTGGATATTATTATTTTATGGCTAGCCTTTATATTATGGCTTCAGTCGGTAAAACAGTCGCAATGCCTTATAGAGCCGAAATCTATAAGATTAGAGAATGAATCATATGCCAATGTTTTATGCGCGCAATTCTTGAGGTTTTGAAGGCGATAGCATTGCGAATACAACTGAGATAACCGACCCCTTCCGGTATATGAGGGGGCACTGAAGATTGTTGCGGTAAAACCAAAAAGGGATGGTAGGGGATAGTGAGGGGGTGAAATTCTAGATAAATTAACCCTTGAGCGCGCGTACCCCAACTTGCAGCGCACATGTATAGGCGGTTCGATTCCGTAGCTGCAGCAATCTTCAGTGTATTTAATACCTTCCTGGCGGTGCGGTATTGAATGCACTGGCGCGTAAGACGCCGAAGCCATTCGCGGCGAGTATTTTCGAGTGGCCACTGTCAAGCGTCATGATTATGGCGTTTCTCAGTGTTAAGAATGCTGGATTAAGCTGACCGGCTAATGACAAGAGCAGATCAAAAGCGTATCCCTGATTTCAGGACTGCTGCGCATGCTGGGATTACAGCTCCAGCCTTAGCACTATCACCATAATCGCTCGGGTTGGTGGCCTAGCTATCAAGCGTATGTAGATCAGTTGGTATGATCACCTGATTTCCAATCAGACTGTCGCAGGTTCGAGTCCTGTCATACGCACCAAATTTACAGCAAGGGGATTTATGAAAGAGATTAAAGCTTTTGAGTGTGAGGTGTGTCATGCGATTTACGAGAGCGATGAAAAGGCAAGTCTTTGCGAAGCGAGTCATGCTAAAAATATACAGGTCGTCAATGCATGGTTTGATGCTGGCCGTGATTGCCCCTCATCTATTGAAATTGAATGGACGGACTCTAAAGGTAAAAGTCGCGGCGGAGTCTGGGAGCGACAATAGTGTCTAGACGATGCAAGCAATGCAAAACAGTCGAGCTAAAACCCGCAGCTAAATGCACGGATATAGTCGAAAAGAAAGGCTTTTGCTCTATTGGGTGTCTGGCTGCCATGGCTAGGGAAAAAAATAAGGCTAAGGCCTGCAGGACAATCAAGGAAAAGCATAAGCAGGACAAGCTTGCTATCGAGACATTAAGGCAGGCTTGCGGTAAGGCCCAAATTGATTTCAATAAGCTGATATGCACGTATGACCGGTTATTTTACGGGAAATGCATATCTGGAGGCGGGCCAGTTCAAGAGGCGGGCCACTTAGTACATCGAGGCAGCAAGTACGGAACTAGCTGGCTAACCTTCTTTCACGCCAACCTTCACGGCCAGAGTACACACGACAACTGTTTTAAGGGTGGAGAGGAATACAACTACCGACGTGGATTAATTAAGCGCCACGGCAAACACTGGCTATTTCAGGTCGAAAAGATGAAGCGGCTAGAAGATTGCGGCGAATTACCAAAGCCAACAAAGGATGAAGTTAGGGCTATGGCTTCATGGTGCCGCGCAATGACAAGACTTTACGAAAAGATGATCTAAATATTTGCATTACCGAACAGCTTGACTAAGATTAAATAAACACAGGGGAGATATTCACATGAACTTATTGAAATTAATTTACGACACAATTTACAGCTACATGCTGAATCGAGCAACTTACGAAGGTCACGAGCAGGATTTAGCGGACAGTAAGAGCCGGCGGGCTAGAATTGAAGAGTTGAAGAATGGCGGGCCAGTTCGCCGCACGGACTCAATGAAATCTTGCGAATGTGATGTTAAAGCGTTTATGCGTTGCGAGACTGGTGCAAGTAATGACTAAGCTTAGCATTTTTCAAAGGGTAATTTTTGCGGCTATTTTGATTGCTGGCTATTTGATAGCTGGGACTATGGATTATGCTGACGAGACTAGAAGCTACGGCGTAACAGTTGATGATTTGGAGCCCGATCTTGTGGCTCAAGTTAACAACTACATGAGGGTCGCGGAATGATGATTGCAATTATATTTATTCAAACCCTGCTAATGATGGTCGCAGTGACTATCGGTGTGGTGATGACCAAGAAGCTTAATTTAATGGGTGGGGTGACGTATGCGGATGCTGTTTTGCTTCACTGTGCTTTGGTTATTATTGCGTCTGCTATTACTGTTTATTGCGCAAATGTTTTATCTAACGAGAGCGGGAATAATGAATATAGCACTGAAGATTAAGGCGTTAGTGTGCGGCGGCGGTGATTTGAAGAGCGTTACAGGTGAGACTCTCCTCAATGCAAAATGGGCATTAGTTCCCGCCATGGCTATAATGATAATTGGCGGCCATAACGGTGAGTCATTTTTTGAGATATTCGTGGCAATGTCGCTTTGCGTTGTTTGCGTTAGAGTTATAATTGAGGCAGTTAGGATGCCTTATTCTGAAAGCCTTAGTGATTCAGGGCTTGAGACAAACGAGCAATTGCACAACAAGCACAGGCGCCTAACGCACGATTTTAGGATGGCCACATCGGCATCGGCGCTGGCAATATTTTGCGCTTACGTTATATTTTTACTCTATTACGGGTTTAGCTTATGGGATGGCTTTAGTTTTTGGTTAAACTATGTCGGCAGCTAGATTTAAAAAAACAACGAATACATCACCCGCTTAGTGCGGGTTTTTGCGTTTTGCGCTATGTGCGTATAAAATGATCAAAACAAAAATGTAGAAAATAGATATGAGTCCAGCTGAATCTATGGATATTGAACGCAGGCGAGAGACTGTAACGCGCGATGATATAGCCAACATTGTCGGCAAAATAACAGACGTTGAAAATGCCTTTGTTCAATGTCAACAGCGAATAAGCAAAGCCGTTGAGGAGCGAATAGGCGAGCACTCAGCAATTAGAGAGCTTAGGGACTCAATAGAAGATCTAAAGTCTAGAATTTTTGATGCTGTTCGTAACGGCGACGGAAGGCTTGAGGGCCATGACGGCGAAATCAAACAGCTTAAGTCTCGGGTGGAATCACTAGAGCATGCTGTTGAGCAGATTATGCAGCGGCTAGGGCAGGTAGAATTCACTGTCCACGCGACAAAATTGGCTGTTGAGGATACCGCGATGCAGACTCAAAAATCAGTCGCTAGTGTTAACGATAGTGTAAACTCTCTGCATGATACTGTTAATCACGTAATAGCAATGTCAATATCAAAGTCTTCATCTTCTGGCGTTCAATTTTCAAAAATTCCAGCAATCGCGTGGCCCGTTTTTGGCGTTGTATCTATTGCTGTAATTGCCGCCGCCACTGGACATATGGGTGCATTTATCGGGTGGCTCGGCACAATTAAGATTTTCGGGGCTTAATATGAGTAAATGGGCGAAGGTTGGCGAGTGGATAAAGGATAACGCGGGCACCGGTGCTGCCTTGGTCGGATCGATGCTCACGGGTAACGTCGCTGGAGCTGTTGCGTCAGGCGTTGCGCTAGTATCGTCTGCTACTGGATCAGACGATCCGGTGAAAGCTCTGGAGCAGTTGCAGAGCAATCCAGAGACCCTTCTTAAGTTAAAGCAGCTCACTATCGAGAGCGAAAAAAGCATCCGCGAACACATAGAATCAATGCACCGGCTTAATCTTGAAGATGCACAGCACGAACACAAAACCACTCAAGATACGATACGCAGCGGGGATAACGCCGAAGATCCCGTGGTCAGACGCACGAGGCCGCTACAATCATGGTTGGCGCTTGTTTCCGCAATATTGTATGCGTTCCTATGCTCAGCTATCGAAGCATGGGAATTTTACGTTGAAGTGATGCTTATGCTTATGGTACTGCCATATTCATATTTTGGGCTGAGAGAAATAGGCAAGGGCATAATCAACATAGTTAACAAAAGGCTTAAATAATGGCTAATTATTGGGTGCCCACGGGTACGAGTTACATCACAGTTGACACGCTAGGGAATATGACAAATTCCGGTGTTGGCGCTGTTGACTCGTACACTTTCAAAGGCTATGTCGATTGGAATTCTGAGACTGGCTACTGGTGGTCGCAGGCAGGTTCATCGTCATCAAGTCGTGAAGCTGGATTGTATCTTTTAAGTGGCAACATTCTCGCATATGTTGGCGGCGTATCAACTTCGCTGGGCAATGTTGCGACTATTTTTGGCTCAACTAGAATATTCGGATTTTTAGAGCTAGAAGTAGACTTGGTAGCTGCAACAGCAACTATAACATTGGATGGTGTGGTAATAGTTAACGCTGCGGCGGTGACTGTAGGCACTACCAGAATTGACTTGGTTAAGTTAAGGATAGGGGGTAGGGCTGGAACTACTCCAGCGCCAAATGACTCCGGCTCTTATTTAGTAGCAAGCTCGGATCGTTTTTCAGATTTAGAAATAACAAGGGTTTTGACTGCCGGTGGCACTGATGTTCGCAACTATGTAATGCCAGCGACTGGCGTTACTGTTGTTGATACGATTGGCGCGGTTAATGGCACGTTGCAAAGTCCAGCTTCACCTTCGGAGGATAATTGGGAGCTATTCACGCCGCCTGTACCTTCGGTAATTAGCCCTCCGACAGTTGGGTTTGGCATTTTTGCTATTGAGGTTGCCAACAGCAATCAATCAAGCGTAAATCTAACAGGCGCATATGATGCTGGTTACGCCGCAACTTCCATTACGTATAGGGTACTTAAAGATTCTGTTGAGTTCGTAGGCCCTACAGCTGTTGATTCATTTAGTGCTGGAGAGTACTCCCTAACTGTTGACCTGAGTGGCGGCCGACTTTATCAGATCGAGCTAACCGTAACAGATGGCGCGACTACTGATGTTTCGGATTTAAGTGACAATTTCACTGTTGCAGACATTATAGCGTTCACCGGTAGCTCATCGGCAGAGCTATCGTTTTCTCAAGGCTCACTTGCAATATCAGCAGGTCTTGAGTTGTACAGGGTTAGCAGAGCTGGAACTGTAACATACATAGATTCTGGCAATGCGCAGGGGTCAGCGGTTGTTGCACGAGCAAACGCTTTATATGAGGCTCGCGGAAATCCCGTTGCACTTTGGGATTTCGGCGTAGGTGGTACGTTTATTAGTACAGGATGGGCGGCTGGTCAAAGCTTGCATCAGGGCGTGCTGGATACTTTGCAGCCTTACGGCTGTACGATAGTTGATGATCAATCTGGATATAATGACGCGGCTAGTAGCGATTCACTAAGCGAGCAAGTTATTGCTGACATGTACGATTCGTACAGAGCTGCATTCAACTGTATCGTAATCACAGGAACAACACAAAGACGATTCGCTGGCAGTAGGCCAGCATTCACAACCCTTTGGCAACATTTTGATGCAGTTATTAACTCAAGAAACTGGCTATATCGATTCAATCGTATTGATTTAGAGCTATCTGGCGATAACATTCATTTACTGCCGGATGAGGCAACAATAGGAGGCCATAGGGCTGGCCAGATTGCAGCTTACGCAACAACGGGCAGTGGTTACTATCTCGGGCCTAGAATTACATCTTCAACGTATTTGGACACTACTGTAAATGTAAATCTATCTGCTAGCGGCACTGACTATACAACAATCACGCCGACGACTGGAGTTGCAGGGTTTCAGTTAGAGGATGACACAGGAGTTCACACACTATCATCTGTTATTGTTACATCAAAAAATCTAATAACAATAACGCTCAGTCGCGCCATTGTTGGCACGCTACTTTTGCGATTTGCGGGTTATAATTCAAACACTGCGGGCGCCTCGGTCTCTGCATATCCGAATTATCCTTTAGCTGACAGCTCGGTATCCATGCCGGTTGAGCCGCTGTTTAGCGATTTGACTGTTAGCGAATTCTCAGATTCCGGCGTTTCATTTAGTCAAAAATTATCAATAGGTTTATCAATAGGATTATAAAATGGGCACTTCAACATCAAATCCAGGCAATAAAATCGAAGTCACAGCGGGAAGAATAAGTGATGGCGTGCGATGGCGAGCGCTGTACAACCCGAGCGTTGACACTAATGTAACGGTAAGTTTAACAAGCGGTACAGACACTTATAGCGAAGACATACTCCCCAAGCAGACTGTTGTTGTAACTTGCGTTGTAAACACTACTAGCGCGACCCTTCACGGATATGTAGACGAAACGCGAGGAAGTTAATATGGCAGTTGATCCGCTCGAACCGTCGCCGGCACCAGGGGCTTACACCAATAATACGGCTAGGCTTAAGATTAACGAGATTGCCGCGGCGGGCAATACTAATGAGCTGGGAATTGCTGATTTAGTCGCTTCTGTAGATCCTCTGCTGGCGGCTAATATTGATAATCGTGTCGTGGTAAAAGCGCCTGCTGACCTATCGGGGTCTATTGATAGCTCAAAGCTTTATATTATAGATGGTATTATCGACTTTTCTGGAACTGGCTTTAATATAACTGTGCCAGTCGGGGGCTTTACTTATGAGGGGCTTGGGGCTTCGGTTTCAATGCTGAAGTGCACCGATGATGGTTACCAGATGTTCGTAAGTCCGGTAGGTGGGTGCGGGAATATCGAGGGAGGAAACTGCGCTATTGAGGCTAGCGGAGTCGGATCGAGCGTATATGCGGTTACAGGCGCAACAGGTAGTGAGGCTTTCGAGCACAATAGGGTGCTTTGGAATAACTGCTCATCAATGGGTTATGTTGATGGATTTAGGCAGGGCTTGGAGTTAAACACAGTAAGATTCTATGGGCAGCCCACGCTTGAGTTTAGGGGCACGTGGTCTGGAGGTTACAGGCAGTCAACATCTCTTGTTCGATTCTTAGATGTAGCAATGGCTGGGCCTATATTTAAGGCTGGGGCGGGATTAACTTTTGGTAGTAGGTTCTTAACTGATGTTAACGCAGATCTATCGAATAGCGCGGCCCTGTTTGATTTTTCCGCTTCAAACTTCATTAAAACTTCAAGTCTAGAGGTTGTAAGTGCATCAATAGAGCGCAATGGGGTTGCTGATGCGTCAGATCAAACGATAAGCCCTAATATTGATCAAAATAGCGTGTACTCTCTATGGAAGCGAAACACCGGCATTGCTGATACTCATACAGGCGGCAGGGTTGTAATAACTACAGAGGTCACTAATCCAATAGCTGCGCAGTCTGCATTTGAGGATATTCTAGGGACGTTTACCGCTTCAGGTCTTGTTCACTTTTCAAACCCGTCAGGAAGTCAAATTCTGCATAACGGCAGCGATCCGAGAGACTACAATGTTTTCACTTTCTTGGTTGTTGATGGCGCTCAAGGTGAAGAGGTTGCAGTGAGGGCGGTTAAGTGGAATAGCTCTCTGGCTGTATTTGAAGATGTAGGTACTCAAACAAGGCAGATAAATGCACTTGTTGGAGGGCGGGATGTTGCGTTCTTTGATGCGCTATTCCCAGTGACTCTGGATAAAGATGATTACTTGAAGCTGCAGATAGCAAACAATACTAGCGGTTCAAGTCTTACTGCAGAGATAGGTTCCGGCATGTATCTCGACGAAAGGTAGATTATCGACCCATTGAAGCCCGCCAAGTGCGGGTTTTTTATTGCCTGAAATACTTGCATATGCGTAGTTTTACTGTATATTGATAGTCAATCACACGGCGGAATAGTATGAGACCTTCAGAAGAAGCTAAGGGGCTGGGGACGACAATGGTTAAGCTTGAGTCGTTCACTGGATACAATCAAGACACGTTGCGCAGAATGCATAAGAATAAGCCAGAAAGGTTTAGGGCTTTATGCAAGGGCGCTTTGTGTGGCGAATTAAATCTAACGCCGGAGCAAATGCGCGCGGCTAAAACATTACTGCAGGGGAAATAAGTGGATATTATAAATAAGTTATTTTTGATTAATGTTGTTCTTTGCTCGTGCTTGTATATTTTTGATAAATTGATTATTGAAGATGCGTTCTATGGGTGGGAGTTTAGACTTAAGCCCCTTGTTTTTATTCATTACATTTTTACGGCGATATCTGTTCCGATTTGGTTAATTTACACAATAAGCATACAGCAGGGGTAGTTATGAACGAGATACAGAAAGCAAATGCAAAAGTGGCGATTGAGTACTGGCAGAAGGTGCTAGCGGGTGAGGAGCCTAAGATAATGTTTGAAGGTTTGGGGGAGTCAGGCGTATACAATTTCGGCCGTCCAGACTTTTCAAGCGATTATGTCCGATTCTATTGGCCGCAAGAAATGGTAGAGCACAAGGGCGGCAGTTATCCTAAGCCTGTTGCTGCTGAAGATGTTGTTAGTGTCAATCGATATTATATTGCAGACCCTCTTGATTGTAATTTTTTCGAGCGTCTTGATGGCCCACTGACAGGTGAGGTATTCAAGCGTCAAGTTAATCGAGGAATAATTCACGAGACAAAAGAGGCCGCAATCGCTCACGCTAAAGTGATGCTGGGGGGTTTGTGATGAGTGAGGTAAATCCCAAAATCAAGATGACCAAGGCGCTGCCTTCTGGGATTGGCCGATACTACTGGTCTTATAGTGGTGGAGAAATCGATATCTTAATGGTTGAAAATTGCAGCAAATCGGTAAAAATATTAGGCTGTGATCTAGGTGAAAGTGGAATATTGAGCACTGAAGAACTGGGTGGCTACTGGGCAAAGGTAGATCAGTCAATGTTTGAATTCGAAGGGTAGTAAGACGGCATGAGTAAATACGAAAAGCTATTAGTTAAATTCGAGGCTCGCTACAAGTCACTTAAGCAGCTTAGCGGGTTTGGGAATAAGATAAGGTCTAGACAGGCCAAGCGGGCTTATCTTGATTTAAAGAAGGTGATTAGGGCTGAGGGTGAGGATTAAAGCCTATTAGCCCATAGCGTTAGATAGTGATAAACTAATGGAAATTAACATTAAGGCGTGCTAACTGAGTTGGCCGCCTTTCCATTGGATCAGGGGTCTATATGGGTAGCAGTAAAGAGGGTAGGCCTACAAAGTATAAGGCTGATTATGTTCGCATGGCAGCAAAGGCTTGTAAGCTGGGTGCAACAGATATAGATCTGGCTGAGTTGTTTGATGTTTCTGAAGCAACAATCAACAACTGGAAGAATAATCACCCAGAGTTTTTAGAGTCCTTAAAGGCTTCTAAGGCCATTTCTGATGATTTGGTTAAGCGCTCTTTGTTCGAAAGAGCTACTGGATACAGTCACCCAGAGGACAAGGTTTTCAATAATAGCGGGGAGCCGATGATTGTTCCTTCGACTAAGCATCACCCACCTGATGTTACCGCATGTATATTCTGGCTTAAGAATAGAGATCCCGATAACTGGCGCGCAAATCCAGAAGATATTCAGGCTCCCGCTCAAGCAATCAATATTGAAATTGTAAGTCCTCATGGCTCAGATTAGCCCGTCGGTTCCTCAGTTCGATTACATTACCGCTAAAGATTCTTATCCGGCCATGGTTGCCGGCTTTGGGGCAGGTAAAACAGAAGCGGCGGTAAATAGGGCGATCATAGGCAAGCTTGCGCACCCAGAAGTGAATAGGGGTTTCTATGAGCCGACCTATGACTTAATCAGGATGATTGCATTCCCTCGGTTTGAGGAGAAGCTTACAGAGCTTGGCATCCCTTACCGACTGTACAAGTCACCGCTAAACTATATCGAAATATCAGGCTATGGCCGAATATTCTTCAGGTCGATGGATACGCCGGCAAGGATTATTGGCTATGAGCATGGTGATGCTGATGTTGATGAGCTGGATACCTTAAAGGCTGCCGACGCTGCAGATGTATGGCGAAGGATACTGTCAAGGAATAGACAGAAAAAGGCCGACGGATCGCCAAACACTATCGGGGTAACGACAACGCCGGAGGGGTTCAGGTTTGTCTATGAAACTTGGGCCAAGTCACCAAGGGAAGGCTACCGGATTATTCAGGCGCCGACCGCGTCAAACCCGCACCTACCCGATGGCTATATTGAATCACTAAAAGCGATCTACCCCGAGGCTCTGCTTAATGCGTATCTTGAAGGGCAGTTTGTTAACCTTACGTCTGGATCTGTTTATAACTGCTACGACAGGGTTAAGAATAGATCAAGGGAAACCATAAAACCGAAAGAGCGGCTATTCGTGGGTATGGATTTCAACGTTACCAACATGAGCGCAGTCGTTTACGTTAGGCGTGAGAAGGTATGGCATGCCGTTGCTGAGCTGGCTGGGATATACGACACTCCCAGTATGATCGACACAATCAAAAGCAAGTATGGCGAGCACAATATTAGCGTTTACCCTGACGCGAGCGGAAAGAGTCGTAAAAGCGTTGATGCGTCAATCAGTGATATTTCTTTGCTAAGCTCTGCCGGATTTAATATTAAGGCTAAAGCGTCAAACCCAAAAGTTAAGGATCGCATAATGTCAGCAAATGCGGCATTCGCTAATGGCGCACTAATGATTAATGATGACTCGTGTCCTGAATACTCTAGGTGCATGGAACAACTGGCTTACGATAAGAACGGAGAGCCGGACAAGACGCAAAACATCGATCACTTGCCGGACGCTGGCACTTATCCGATTGCTTACGAAATGCCGATAAGAAAGCCCACTATAAACATACCCGTGCGATTCGCGGTATAATCGTTTAAAAGTCAATAGGCCAATAACATGACACTAGAAATAGGCGGGGCGCTGCAGACTCACAGAGACTACGACGCGAATATTAACGACTGGGATAAGGTCGATAATGTAATTGCGGGTAAAGTGACCCAGTATTTGCGCAACGTTGGCAGGAATGAGCCTGATGCCACCTATGCGGCCACGCGTCAAGATGAGTACGCAGACGGTGCAGTCTTGCATAACTTCACACTAAAGACTCGTGACGGCATGCAGGGGGCTATATTCTTGCGGGCGCCAACAATTGAGCTACCCAAGCAGCTGGAGTATTTGCTTGATGATTGTGATGGTAATGGCCTAGATCTTATTCAGCAGGCGCAAGAATCAGTAGATCAGGACTTACGCAAGGGTAGGCTTGGGTTGCTTGTGGATATGCCGAGCACTGAGGAGGTGCCAACACTTGCACAAATTGAATCAGGCGAGATTGTGCCGCGCATCCAGCTTTATCGCGCCCAAGATATTCTAGACTGGAAAACAATACGTTACGGATCAATGCAAAAACTTGTATCTATAACGCTTCGGGAAGAGTACGACACAGCTAATGGTGGGTTGGGTGACTATACGCCACAATATCAATACCGCGTGCTTGGGCTTGATGGAGATGGTTATTACTATCAGCAGATTTGGTACCAGCAAGAAAACAAAGAAATGCAGGTTATGTCTGCCGGCGGTAGCGCGGACGTATACCCGAGAATAAATGGCCAGCTTTCACGCGAAATACCGTTCTATTTTATCGGTGCTGACAACAATAGCTATAAAGTTGGAACCCAGCCACTACTGCCAATAGCAAATTTAAATATTGGTCACTTTCGCAACAGTGCTGACACCGAAGAAAACAGCTTTATTGCTTCGCAGGCAATGCTAATTTTGTCACTTAGTGAGCACATTGATAGACAGGAGTGGAAGGAAGACAACCCCAATGGTGTTTTTGGTGGATCACGTCAAGGGTTAAACGTTGGTCCTGGCGGCAGCGCAACATACATTCAGGCTGATGAATCCGACAAGGCTATGAAGTTGATGGAAATCAAAGAAGGTCAGGCGGTACAGCTCGGCGCACAATTGATTACACCAACACAGCAAGTAACTGCAGAGGCCGCTCGAATACAGCAAGGCGCTAACAGTTCAATCCTATCTAGCGTTGCTCAGAATGTTACTGCGGCTTACCGCAAAGCTATCGAAAAGTGCGGCGAGTTCTTAGGCGTAACTCAGGAAGTTAAATTTTCGCTAAGCAACGATTTCTTCTATCAATCGCTAACGGCTCAAGAGCGCGCTCAATGGGTTAGTGAGATCATGATGGGCATTACGCCGGCTGATCTTTTTTATGATCGCTTGCGACAAACTGGTGAAATCCCTGATGATCTGGTCAATGAGCAAGTGGTCGCGATGATTAAAGAACAAGGGCCAATGGGTATGACTGTTGAGCCAACTAATGACGCCATCGAAGAAGAGGAAGCAGATGGCGACGCATAGCGATCTGATAGCGGCCGAAGCGGCTCACGCGGGTTTTATCAATCGCGTGGGTCGAGGCAATGCCAATAAGGTAATTGAATATTTAAAGGAGGCAGATGCTTACATTGCTAGCCGACTTGCGCGTGAAGGCGAGACGATACGCAATCAGTCTAGGTTGCTAGCTGTGCAGAAGGATATTAGGTCAAGACTTGGCGCTATATATTCAAAGTGGGAAAAGGCTAGGCAGGATGATCTACTTGAAATCATCCCGTACGAGTCCGACTTTCAGGTTAGATTGCTGGATAAGTTCACGCTAGACGTTGATTTTAGATTGCCGGATGATCAGCAGGTATTAGCGGCGGCATTAAGGGAACCTTTGCTTATTGGTCGCGGGGGTAGCGCTCTATTCACTGAGAAAATGCTAGATCAGTGGAAGCCTCAACAGATAAGCATGGCCAACGGCGCTATCCAAACAGGGTTTAGCACAGGGCAGACAACGCAGCAAATCAGCAGGCAGATACGCAACGAAGTATTGACGCTTAGCCGTCGCGATTCTGACGCCATTGTTATCACCGCTACAAATCATCTAAGCACTGTGGCCAAGGCTAAAACATATGCTGAAAACGACGATATTGTTATCGGCTATAGGCTGATTGCTACGCTAGACACTAGAACCACTAATCAATGCAAGGCGTGGGATCAAACTGTCATTCTGAATGATGCGGACTATAAGCCGATGCCGCCGTTTCATTACGGATGCCGAACAACCACGGCCCCAGAGCTAAGCGCAGAGTTTGCCAAATTCGATAAGGGTGCAACCAGGGCATCAAACTTTGACGGAGGCGGTAAGGTTAGCAGTACAGAGCAGTATTATGATGGTTTAGCAAGACAGTCAGCTTCAATACAGAATGACGCTCTTGGAAGAGAGCGTGCCATGATTTTTCGCAATGCTGGCTTAACCCCAGAGGAGTTCAAGAAAGCATCGGTTGATCAGCTTGGCCGGCCACTAACCATCAAGGGCATGGCACAGCGTGACGAGCGAATCAAGGATTACCTGCAATAGATTTCACATTTAAATCTATCAGTAGTACAATGGTAATAGCTTAGCAATTGGTTGCGACGCATTAACTAATACAAGACAGGGTTTTGTATGGACTTAAGTAGCATTGAAGGCATTACAGAAGCGCAGCGAGAGGCCATTTTGGCTTTGCACACGGCTGATGTTGATGGCCAAGTGTCAGGGCTGAAGGCTAATCGTGATGAGCTTTTAGAAGAGAAGCGGCAAGCCAAAGAGGCTGCAGATGAGGCTAGACGTTTAGCTAAAGAAGAATCTGACAAGCTGGCCATCGCAACGGCAAGAAGCGCTAATGATTTAAAGGCTTTGGAGGAGACCATAACAGGTCAGTACAGCGAAAAGCTAACGGCTGCAGAGCGCAAGCACCAGCTTCTTAACGAGCGTATTGTTGGTAGTGAGCGCGATGGGTTGGTGGGTGATCTTGCCAATATATTTGCTTCACCTGATGCTGGCAAAATGATACTTAAGCAAATGGTTGATGTATCGATTACCGATGATGGTACCGCGACAACCTTTAAGGGCATGGACGGCAGCGTCATCACAACAGATAAGGCAGTTTTTGCAGATTGGCTCAAGGGTCAAGATGCGTTTAAATCCCTAATTAAAGGGGTGGATTCATCGGGCGGCGGGGCTGCTGGTGGGTCGGGTAGTGGCGGGGCCGCGAAAAGTTATCAACAAATGACAGTCGACGAGCGGGTCAAGTTCGCTAATGAACACCCCGAAAAGTTCAAACAATTAGGATTATAAATCATGGCTACAGTACAAATTGCAGACATTTACAACCCGTTAGTTTTCGCGCAAGCGGCACAAGAGGCTCAAGTTGAGTTGAATGCGTTTATTCGGTCTGGCGTTGCTCGCACTGACTCAAAGATTCAAGCGATGGCATCGACCGGTGGCGAGACTGGCGAGCTACCTTTCTTTGTACCCCTGACGAACTCAGAACCAAACTATTCTTCAGATAACCCCGCGGCAGCTTCAACGCCTGAAAATATTTCTAGCGCAAAAATGAAGTACCGCTTAGCTTCGCAAAACAACAGCTGGGCAGTAATGGATTTAGCAGAAGAGCTTTCTCTTGATAGCCCGTCGCAAGCCATTACTAGTCGAATCGGTCAGTACTGGGCAACTATTAACGAGCGTCGAGCAATCGAATCAATTCGTGGGTTGATCGCTGACAATATCGCCAACGACTCTGGTGACATGATTTTTGACATTTCCGCGACTGTGGATACCGCCTCAACTGACGCCAATCTTGTTGATCGAGATGCAATCATTGATGCAATTCAGACTATGGGAGACCACGGCCGGAATGTTCAGGTTATGGGGGTTCACTCCAAGGTTCTTTCGCAGCTTAAGAAAATCGATGCACTAAACTTTACTCGCGAAAAGGAATCTGACACTGGCTTGATGATCACGCGTTATGCGGGTATGCAAGTTGTTGAGGATGATTCATTGGCAGGTACCACCTACGGCACAACGCCGGTTAACACCTATTTCGATACAGTGTTTTTTGCCAAAGGTGCGATGGCTACGGCAATGGGTCGAGTTGAGACGCCTTCTGAGTTAGAGCGTGATCCCTCTAGCGGTAACGGCGGCGGACAAACTTTGCTTTACTCACGACGATCGGACATTATCCACCCTTACGGCTTTGAATTCACAGGCTCTAGCTTGGCTGGTCAATCTGCGACTTGGGCTGAGTTATCTGCGGCTGCAAACTGGAATCGCGTTTATACATTCCGTAAAAACGTACCTATCGCGGTGCTTCGCTCGAACGGTTAGGAGGTGATTAATGGCTGGTAAGAAACCCGAAGCTGAAATGAGTAACGATCAAAAGCTTGACCTCATCACTAAGAAAGAAGATGAGATTAGAGAGCTTAAGAAGTCGCTCAAGCCATATCAAGCTCCACCGCTGGCAACCCTACGGGAAGCTAATGCTGGAATGAGAGCGGCTAGAATGGCTAAGTTTAAAGGGCGTGGAAATGTAAGTGTTAAGGGTGCGTCAAGTTCAGCACCTTTGGTGCTTACCGACCAATAACATTTAAACTTTGATATACTGGGGGCTAACAAGCCCCTTTTTTACAGGTGAATTATGTCGTTAGTTGTTGAGGATGGAAGCGTAGTTGCTGATGCTGATAGTTTTATCAGTCTTGTCGATGCGAGAGCGCTTGCAGCTAAGTACGGCTGGGAATTGCCGGTTGATGATACGACTGCTGAAGTTGCACTTAGAAATGGGGCTCAGTATGTCGACATGCAAGAGGCTAGATATAGCGGCTCGCGTGTATCGATTGCGCAAACCCTTTCGTGGCCACGAGTTGATGCGACAAATTCATACAGCTATGACATCCCTGATGATTCGGTGCCTACGCAAGCGCAGTGCGGGCAAGTAGCTGCGGCAGCTGAATATGGTGCTGGTACAGATGTTAGGGCGTCGAGCGATGGCAAAAACATACAGAGCCAGGAAGTTACCGGTGCAGTTAAGCAATCATTCTTCAATAACGGAAAGTCTAGCGCTACCGTTCAGATAACCCGCGCCCTTGATTGCCTTAAGCCGCTAATGATCAGCAGTGGCGGCAACTTCTATAATTTCAGAGTTGATAGGGGGTGATATGAGTGGGTCAAATTTAAGTATCGATGTTAATGTCGCTGGTATTGATAAGGTTGAAACCCTTCTTAGTTTGCTGAATAAGCACAAGGAAAGTTTGCCTGAAGAGCTTGTTGAATCATTAATGGATCTTGCAGATTGCGATGAATGCGAGATTGATAGCCAGTATATTGCAGGGGCCGGCCATGTAGCGGGTGATGTTAAGTGCTTTATTGATGGTCGTTTGTCCCCTGCCTCTGGAGTAGTCTCTGCAAATCTTATTCTTAAGCGCTTAACAATTTACCCTTCTAGATATTACGGGGAAAGCGAATACCCCGAATTAAACGCGGCGGGTGACGCATACGAAGAGCGTTACATTTACCCAGAGTCACTACTAATAAAAAGCGGCGACGGCGAAACCATCGCTTCATGGGGCTTCTAATATGTCCCTAGATCTAAGCAAGGTAGCAACAAAACTTTTGCGAGAGCTAGCCAGCAAAAAAGAATCTGGCTATGTTCAGCTTAAGCGTGAAACGGCTGGGTTCCCGCATCCAGTTAGTGGCTTATATGTTGATGGCGTAATTGAATACTTGCCATTAAATGCAGCGGTTACAGATATGCCTCAGTCAATGGTCAGTGACCGAATTCAGATAAGTGACAAGCTGGTTATAGTCGACAATCTGACAATACCAACCAGTAAAGACCGCTTAGTGATCGGCGGAGTAGAGCATCAAATTATTTTAATCAACGGCGCTGGTGGTCATGCTGGCATCACTCAATCCATTAGAATTGCGGCCAGAAAGTGAATTTTGGCAAGGATCTTGGCAAGTTTCAGGTTGATGCTATCGGTGCGACCGAGAAAACCGTTAGGGGTACGGCCATTGCTTTGTGGAAGGCTGTGATACTTGATAGCCCCGTAGACTCTGGAAGGTTTAGAGGCAACTGGTTTGCAAGTCAGACGGCTCCAGAGACCACAGTTACAGCATCCATTGATAAGGTCGGCGCTGCAACGGTTTCAAAGGCTAAAGCAGAAGTGTTATCGGCTAGTGATTGGCAGAACTTGTGGCTAGCTAATAACTTGCCGTATTCCCATGTTCTTGAGTTCGGTGAATACCCTAACCCGCCAAAGCTTGGGAGCTGGAATAAGAGTAAGCAGCGATATGAGATTAACACGATTGGTGGCTACTCAGATCAAGCCCCTAGCGGCGTAGTGCGAACAAACGTTATTAGATTTCAGGGCATACTCGCAGAAGAGGCTAGGAAAAATTGAGCTATTACTTTGATATTTTTGCAGCACTACAGAAGCCCATTCAAGACAATGCGAACTTTGGCATCACGTGGGCTTTTGAAAATGATGACTTCGACCCATCTTCTATATCGGAGCCATGGGGCAGATTAACAACGCTGCCATCGCAGCCTGTGCCAACTGAAATCGGTGCAGTGCTTACCGATATTATCAGCGGAATAACGCAAATAGATCTGTTTTACCCCGCGAGCAAGGGCAGGGGGGCCGCATTATTAAAGGCTGATGAAATATTGAGCGTGTACCGCCGGAACGCAAGTTTGTTGTACGGAGACGCACAGGTTAGAATAGAGTCATCTGGTATTTCACAAGGGGCTGATAATAACCCCTGGTATCACACTTATATTACAATAGTTTGGCGGGAGTTCCGCTGTTACGCTAATTAGAGGGCTATAAAAATGGCATGTTTAAAACCAGCAACAGGGACTAATACAGTCCTCTATTACGTGAAAGAAGTTGATTGCGGCGTGACGCCCGATAATCCAGTATGGACGCCGTTGCGCTTTACTGGAAGCATCCCCAAGCTAACGCGTGAAAGCTTCGTGAGCGCTGAATTAGATGGCACCCGAGAGAATAATGGCTTTCGTCTTGGCCAGAAGGGCGTTTCAGGTGATGTTAACGTTGAATTAAGCTACGGCTCGCACGATGATTTGATTGCAGGTTCCATGCAGTCATCTTGGACTTCTGGCGCTACTGATGCGGCTGTTGAGATTACAGTTGATGAAGTGGCCAAGACATTTACTCGCAGCGCTGGCGATTACACAGTGGTATTTGCTGTAGGTGACTTGGTTAAATTCCCATCGCTAGCTGAGGAAAATCAAGGCGGGTTTTATATTACTGCGCTTACTGCGACAGTGATGACCTGCAGTGGCGCCAAAGACTTGGTTGCTGAGGCCGCAGTCACTACAGACATCACTCAAGGCGATAAGCTAATTGTTGGCAATACCGTAGAGTCGTTTTCTCTTCTCGTGCATTACACTGACTTAAACAGCGGTGCCGGTGGTTACGATATTATTCGCGGTAATGAGGTTTCAGCGAAATCATTTAACATCGCTGTAAATGCGATTGTTAGCGGATCATTTAGCCTTATCGGAAAGTCTTACTCTGCAGATGCTTCACTACCTGCCGGCTCTACTTTCGACCCTATCGATACGACCCGCCCATATTCAAGCTTTGACGGCCATATCATGCAAGAAGGTTTGCCGCTTGGGTTTGTCACATCGATTAGCCCAAGCAGTGATAACTCTGCTGAAGCTGTTTATTCCATCGGTAGTGATTTCGCCTCACACATTTCTTTCGGCAAGATGAATAACACCTTCAGCTTGGAGTCGTTTTTCTTTGATTACGATAAGTTCAATAAATTTGCCGACGGCACCAAATCATCGCTTTCATTCACGTTGCGACTGGATGGGAAAACATTAGGCGTTTCATACCCCGAGTTTTACTACACCGAAGGCGGCCCCGATGTTGCCGGTCCTGGTGATATTAGTGAAAACCTAACCGGCCAAGCTGTGCGCGAAACTGGCGTAAGCTCAATCATCTTTCAGCGAGTAGAATAACAATGAATATCCAAGACTTTTGCAAGAATTCAGAGCAGACGGTTAAGGTTATGCTGAGCGTTGATGACGAAGATTGCTTTATTGAAGTCTTCGGCGTTAGGTCTTCAAAGTATTCTGATGCTGTTTCTTGGTTTAAGAGAGCTTGCGGCCAGAAGGTGGCCGCCGGTGAAACGTTAATCACTAAAACTGAGGTGATGGGTGAAGTTGTAACCATAAAAAGCGACACCTACAAAAAACTTGCAGCCATACAAGTCGCGCAAATAGTTTCATCATGGGGATTCATTGAAGAGCTGACTGTTGAAAGCGCTGCTGACCTTCTAATTAGAAGCCCTTCGCTAATGGATGCTATTGACGACAAGATAACCCTGATGGCGTATGAGGATGCCGAGGCAAAAAAGCAGCAAGCGAAGCCTCAGAAGGCCAGTTCAAGCTAGCTAGGAGAAGAAAAGACGGCAGCACGGAGCGTCAGCACTTGGAGGCAATAGAGAAAATGTCTGGCGTCACTCCTGATGGATTAAAGGTTGTTGATATGCCGTGCTCCATTGAATATATATGGAGCCACTATGTAAGCATGAAAGGCGTTGGAGAGGTTAACTATCAATCAATAGATTCATATTCAAGGCTTACAAGTTCACATCTTACGCCTTACGAAGTCGGGATGATTGTTGATTTTGAGAAAGTACACAAGAGGGTTATGCAATGACAGTTTCAACCGCATCATTAAATATAAATGTAAAAACTGATGGGGTTGCGAAAGCTGATAATGAGCTTGAGGGCTTAACATCGGCTGGAAAGAAAACAGAGAAGCAGGTGGAAAGTCTTCAGCGCGAGATAGTAAGCCTTAATAAAAGGTTAACAAGTACTTCCAAGGTGTCTAAGCTGTCCACGATGGCTGTAAACGACGCCTCGAAAGGATTTAAGGTAAATTCATTTCAAGTTCAAAACGCCGCATTCCAAATGCAGGATCTTGTTACGCAGCTTGAAATGGGGACTTCAGCTAGTAGAGCATTGTCACAGCAATTACCCCAGCTGCTAGGAGGGTTCGGTGCCGTAGGGGCTGTTGTAGGTCTAGTCTCTGGCCTTGCGTTTGCCTTGGGCGGGCCTCTTGTTAACTCGCTTTTTGATGGCGTGGATGCCGTTGAGTCTCTTGAGGATTCGCTGGAGGGGCTTGAAGGCGTTGTTGTTGATACTGAAAATGGCGTTAGTCTTCTAGCCCAAGAGCTTTCAGATTTAGCAAAAAGGAGTCGGGTTTCTGCTCTAACTCAGATACAGCTAAAAGTTATCGATCTTGAGGACTCCCTTAGCGATGTTAGGTCCGAGCTTGGAGAGCTTGGCGATGATCTTGTTTCTTCCTTCTTTTCGACAATATCAGGATTTGATGAAGCGATCGGTGCCGTAGAGCTATACGGTATGAATTGGATTTCGCTATCAAAGACACTCGACCTAAGCGAGGCTCAAGCAAAAGATCTCGCGCTTGTATTTAAGAGTTTCGGCAACGGCCTTAAGGATGAAAAGGGTATAAGTGTACTAAGGCAAGAGTTTGAGGCTTTCTTTATTACGCTCGAAAAGCCTGACGAAAAGTTAGTGGAGTTTGCCACTGGACTATCTAAGTTAGATGAAAAAAGCATTGCGGCAACTGAAAAACTAGAATTCCTAAAGAACGCATTTACTAATCTTGATGAGGTTCTTTCTAATAGCTCAGTGGAGTCAGAAAAGCTCGCAGAACTGGATAGGGTTTTGCTTAGGGAAGGTGAAATAGCGGAGAGGCGAAGAGAAAGAGAGGCGAACTCCTTACTTAGGGATGAGGAAAGGCTTGCTGAACATTTTAGGAAAATGGACGAAATAAAAGAGAAGGAAAGCCAGAAAGAAAAACTTCGACTAGAGGAGCAGGATGCAGATCTTAGGGAGCAGCTAGCCAAGCGAAATGAAGACACCATCAAAGGTTATCAGGATTTAGCGGGGGCAATGGCTTCATCGTCGTCAGGGGCAGTTGAAGCTATAGGCAATATTGCGGGCGAGGCGTCTACAGCGTATAGGGTTGCCTTTGCTGCAGCTAAAGGGTTTGCGGTTGCTCAGGCGTCATTGAATTTTGGGCTGGCGCTGACTCAGGCCATGGCTTTGCCTGCTGATACTAGCCTCCCTCAAAAGCTGGCAAGCTACGTGACCGTGTTGGGTACTGTTGCGCCACTACTGTCATCTATATCGAGTGTAAAGCTTGGCGGGGGTAGGCTGCAAGGAGGGGCTGTTGACTCTGGCACTGCGCGAATGGTTGGTGAGCGGGGGCCTGAATTGTTTATACCAGATACAGCCGGCAGCGTTGTTAACAATAATAAGATGCGCAACGGAGGTGGCGGCGGCGGAGAAACAAATATAACCATCGTTAATCAAACCACTGGGCGCATTGATCAAGTTGAGCGTCAACAGTTAAGCGAAAGTGATGTTGTGCTTATTATTAAAGAAGTGGTACCGCGAGAGATCGCAAACCCCAACAGCAAAACGTCAAAGCAGCTTAATTCAAGCACAAGCACATCACGGAGGTTAGTATAATGGCGGTACAGTTTCCCAATTGGGTAAGGCCCTCGACAAGCCGTGGGTATGGTGGGTCATTTGGGGGGAGTAATATTAATTACCAGCCCGTTCAAGGTGGAATAAGTCGAGCTAATCTGAAATACAAGCAAAATAAAGTTGTTTTCTCTTGCACTTTTGAAATTAATAATGGTGAGTTATATCAAGCGTGGATCGATTGGTGGTTCAATATCTCGGGACAGGGGACTTTCAAATTCACGATGCCGCTAGACTCGGGAAATGGCGTCGAGGATCACACCTGTATAGCTGTTCCAGGATCTTACGGGTTTACCGGTGATTTCCCATGGGTTATCGGTCTGCAAGTGGAGGCTGAGAAAGTGCCAACCTCGCTTGACGGCTCAATGTTTGATTTGATTCAAGGCGGCTATTATCCTGTTGCGCCACTATTTGATAGGTTGGCAATATATGCCAATGAAGATGTTTTGGAGTAGAGCATGCCAACGCCGCAAGAGATTTACGATAATTATTTGCTAAACAATCCAGACGGCGAACGTCATATTGAGATTGTTACAATTAGCCATTCAAAGCTGACCAAGACTTATCACCTTACGCCTACTCCAGAGCCGGTATCCGTGACGCTTGAAACTGACGAGGTTATCACTCCAGAGCCGGTAAATCTAACTGTTGAGAAGTCATCAAGCAAGGATGATCTCGATGAGAAGTTCAACTTCAACTTCGCAGACATTGACGGCCGGCTTAATGATGAAGCCGACAATATCCCTCTGGATGATGAAGAGTCTGTACTAATAACTTATCGCGGGTTTATGGCCTCAGATACTAGCGCCCCAGCTGAGGGTCCATTTATATTGAATGGCGTATCAATGACCAAATCAACAAATGGAACTGTAACGATAGCAGCTCAAAGCCCCTCTTTGGTCGTAAACCGCACCGGCGAATTGTATACTTACGAAAGGTTCCCAATGCTACGCGGCTTTATATGATTGATGTTAAAAAATATCTCGGTCTATCTTATGACATAAATAATGAATTCGGCGTCAATTGCTGGGGCTTATACAAGCTTATGCAGAAGCAAGAGCGCGGTATTGAGGTTGTTATGTTCTCTGCTATGAATTCAAGCATTCGAGCTATTAGCGATAAGTTTGAGACTGAATTGAAGCTAAATAAGCACAGTCATAAAAAGGTAGTTCAGCCAGAAAATCTCGACCTTGTTGTTATGCTGAAACCCATGAAGCGAGCGAGCATTTACCATTGCGGCGTCTATGTTGATGGTAAAGTTTTGCACGCTAAGGGGGAGGGTCAAGGCGGCCAAGTGTGGCTTGAGGATATTGGGTCGCTAAGCGATTGGCAGATGGAGTACTGGCGACATGTTTAAAAAAGAATTGATCGTTCACGTTATCAGAATCGGCCAACCTGCGTACATATTAAAGCCTCGGTCTCTAATCGATGCTGTTTGCAATGACGACGGCTCTATAAAATTCCCCTTCGATGCGTTCAACTGCCACCCTTCAAGATGCTCTATTGATGCGGAAATAGACCGCAGAGATCGCGAATTAATGACGGCCGAAAGCGGAGAATTTACGGTTGTAGAAACCCCAGCCGGAACTGCTCTTGTGGTAATTTCGCTGATACTTTCCGTGGCGTCGGCTATTTATGCATACACGCAAAGCTCAAATATACCCACGGCTGAGGATTTAGGCGCCTCATCAAACAACTCACTTTCAGCGCGCACAAATAGGGAGCGCCCATTAAAACGTATCGAGGATATAGCCGGCAAGGTTAATTCGGTGCCTTCTCTCATACAACTACCCTACCGAAAGTGGGTTGATAATGTAGAAGTCGAATATTCATACATGTCCGTATCCGTTGGCTCAGGTATTCCATCGTCAGTAAGGGATGGCGATACACCAATAGAAATAATGGATGGCTCAGGCGCTCAGTTTTATGCGCCGTACACATCACCAAATAACACTCTTACGCCTGAATACACCTTCGGGGATTCGTTTCAAGAGCGCGTTCAGATTGTGAGGCGATCCAATGAAGTCGACGGCGGAAGGGTACTTGAGACAATATCTGACTTGTCATTGTTGTTTCAGGATGGATACGTATCTGCATCTACTGCAACAGGAGCAGAGGCGGGCCTATTAACTAGGCCTCCAGGCTTTGGTTATAAATTCACAGATTATTTTGAAGTCGGTGACGAAATTGATCTCGATTTACGCGTTATAGATAGCGTAACTGAATTAGATTATTTACTGAGCGGGCAATATAAGATTGACGCAATAGCTGATGATACCGTCGAGCTGGTATCTGTAACCGGTGGAGGGGCGGAAACAGTTAATGTGAACTGGGGGCTAATAAACGATCTATCTAGGAATACTCTAGATGGCTCAATGTCACCATCCGACACAGACATTACCTATGCAGGCCCATTTTTGTTGGTTGGATCACTCAATGGGTTCTATATTAATTTAGCTGCCAGCGGGCTAATTAGCGACGCCGGCGGCATAATATCAATTCAGTACGCAATTCAGTACGCTCAAGCGGATGATTCCGGTTCTATTATTGGCGATTGGTCGGTTGGAATATTAAAAACAATCACTGGGCAAACTCGGGATAAAATAGGCTCCACAACTGAAGTTGCGGTTCCGTTTTTAGGCAATATCCTTGTCAGAGCTAGGCGCGTCACTGACAGGATAGAAGGCGCGCAGCTTCAAGATTTGACTATTGACGCCCTATACTCAACAAAAAGCATCGGCGATATTGATTTCGGCAATGTTACAACTGTTCAAACTAGGGTTTTACAGAGCCAAAGAGCCTCACAAATAAAAGAGCGAAAACTAAACGTAGACTGGCAGAGAAAGCTCCCGATCATAAGCGATTCTGGCGTTGCCGGCGGCCTCGCTGTTACTAGTCGATTTGTTGATTATTACGTTTACGCGGCATTGAGCGACAAGATTGGACGGCGCGCGCAATGGGAGCTGAACAATGCGGATATTGCAGCAAAATATAACGAGATAGTTGATTATTTTGGTGACTCTAGAGCTGCAGAGTTTAATTATACTTTTGATAGCGACCAAGTTAGCTTTCAGGATACTTGCGAAATAATATCTAAAGCCGTTTTTTGTCAGTCAATACGACGGCGCGGTGTAATCACTGTCGACTTTGAAAGACCAGAGTCGCCCTCAACTATATTTTGCCATCGAACCAAAATACCCAATCAGCAAACAATTACGCGCTCGTTTAAATCTGACTCTATTAACGACGGAGTAGAGTTTACCTATATAGATCCAGAAACCAATGAGCAGGCGATTATATCGATACCAAGTACAGGCGCCATAACGCCAAGAAAAATTGAGTCGTTAGGCGTAAGGAATTATGAGCAAGCATATTGGCTGGCATGGCGCGCATTCAACAAGCTCAAGTATCAGCGCTTAACGCTAAACGATACATTCACCGCAGAGGGTCAATTGTTATCCACTGGTGATGTTGTTGGCGTCACTGATGATACTAAGGCTTCACCGGAAAATGGCGAGATTGTTTTTATTAGCGGCCTAGTTCTAACACTTAGCCAGCCTGTAACTTTTACCGATGGTGAAGCGCATTCTATAACGCTTCGCAAACGTGACGGATCAATTCAAGGCATAGCGTGCAGTAATCCAAACGCGTCAAATACCACCATAAATGTTCTGTTGGCCTCATTGCCAATTGAAGATGTCTATACGGGCGACGCGGAAGAGCGTACTAAGTTCACGTTCTCCACTGATGACAGGGCCGGCGCTGAATATTACATCATTACCGACGTTGACAGATCGAATCCAGAGGCCGTTTCAGTAACGGGAATTAATTACGATGGGCGCTATTATGGTAATGATAGCGATGTAGTTAACTGGATCGACGGAGAGCCGTGGATTGATGAGGAGTTGTGGATTGATTAGCGCTAAAATGCATTGTGATACAATTGAATAAACTAATTGAGGGTTAAGCCGTGGCGCTAACAACTACAGATTTCGATAATGCAGAAATTGATTTGCAAACCACAAGCATTGTAGCAAATTCAAAAACATTGGCTGGTGGTGCTACAGATACCACTATCACAAGGCTTGGCGATACTTCGGATACGCTAAACGGAAGGCTTAAGAAGCTAGGCTATATCCCGCCGATTGCCTACGCCGGCGGTATCGTTTTCACTGCGCTGGATAACGTAAAAACTGTTGATGAAAGCGGTTCGCGATACGCCCCGAAAGTTGGCGAACTTCCTTTTACAACATCCGGCACATGGGTTGGAGGTGATGAGGATAAGTTCTATTTAATTGAGGGTGCTAGAGTTCCGCAATTATCTGCAGAGTTTGCTGATATTTCGAACCTTGTTGGCGCTACATCATTAAACGTCGGGACTGTTGACTGGTCTGTCTACGAAGACAGAGAAGTTAACGTTGTCGTAAACAACACAACCTCAAAAGAAGGTGGTGCACCATACATAATCAAAACCGTAGCCCAAGCCGCGACCGATGGCGATGTTATCGACGGCACTGTGGCACCAAATTATTACGGAGCTAACCACGCGCTAGATGGTGGGACTCATGTTGCTGTACTAAGAGGGGAGTACCTATCTGAACCCCTGTGCTACGGGCTAACCAACTCAAATGACGCGGCAGTTATACTGAGCATGGTACTCGCACAAACTAGAACGCCGGTATTATCTTCACCTCAAAACTTCCTTACCCCTGTAGTAATAAGCAGTAAATTTAGGTTGCAATCTGACTCGCCTAACTCGCTCACAACTGTACCGGTAGACCCCGCAACTCCGGCAATTGATGTGCAAGTCGGCGGCATTGTTAGGGAGAAATCTAGGATAGAGCATTTTGATTTTTCGGGTGTTGGGCAGTGTATAAAAGTAGCTCTGACTAATCCTATTGAGCTTTATGATATTAGATTTAATACTGGAAAAGATGCTCTTGTTATGAGTGAGTTGTTTTACGGTTCGGCTAGGGATATTGAATTCCAAAGCAGTGGCGTAAATCTGGATAATGTAAATAACTTTGAGTTTGTGGGGAATGATTCAAGAGGTAGCGATGCACCCAGCCGTTATGATGCTGCGGATTTCGCAAACGTTATCAATGATTGTGATGGGGTCAGCTTCGAAAATATGACGTTTGAGCAGTGGGACCATTGCGGCGTTTTTGATATAAATGAAAGCAAAAACATAACTTTCAAAAAAGTGTGGTGGGAAAGCAACGAAGCCCCTGTGATGATAAAATGCACAACAACACAGTCTATTAATTTTATAGGTGGTGGTACGCTTGAGCTTTTCCCCTCGCCGTCAACTTCGTTTATTGAGACGTACGGTACAGTTATCTCCGGTCCAGCCAGGGACTTAAAAACGCTGATAGTCGTCAAGGATCAGTATCTTAGGCTTAATAACTCACACACATCAAATTTTAACTTTGTAAACGCTATAACTGGATCTGCTTTCGTTGTTATGGACTCTGTTACATTAAGAAACGGATCTCTAGTCGTCACTAAGAATTGCGACGTATCTTTATCTAATATCGTGATGTCTACAACTACGGGGGGAGTAGACGAACTTAAGTTTTTAGAGTCAACCCCGAACGCCACAATCAGTGCGGAGTTCAATTCTTGGTGCGATGAGTCTCTTTCTGCCGACTGGGATTTTGGGGCGGGCGCAAACTTCACGGAGCTAGTTACATCTGCACTTACGATAACTACAACCACAACAAGTGTGGATGTGCTTACAGGCACTACATCCGCGAGCATAACAGGCCTGCCATCAGACTCTACTGAGTATGTTATTCAAAGGAACATGTCAGACATGGGACCAACATCCATTGATGGTGAAACGTTCCTGATATTTATAAGACTGAAAACGTCAGAGTCGATTGATATTCAGTTTGTCATTGAGGGCCTATTTGCTGAATTTCAGTTTACTCCGGTAATTGAGTCAAAGGATGGCAAATGGGTAGACTACATTTTCAAAACAGACAGCGCCGCAACATTTGCGCAGGGTATTAGCGGAAACCCGAAGATAAAAATAAAGATGACAAATAGCTCTGGGTCTGTGTGTGATCTAATAATTGATCGTATAGACTATAAGATAGTGCAGGGAGACATTTACCTGCCTTAGTGGCTTATAGTTATTACTGGGATGGGGCATATCCTTATGCCCTTATTCTTCAGCTAAAAGTTGTCACCATCAAATGGGTCTGGGCCTGCAGGTTGGAATCCGGACTGATTGCCCCCGCCTATCGATGCTTGCGCCATTGAGCCACCAGAATTCTTCCGATCATCTTTATCCTTATATGATGCTGACATTGAATCTATAGCTACAGCTGGCTTGCCTTGAGACTTCTCTTTAAAAGTTTGCTTTGTTACGGGATCAAACGGGCATCGGATATCGAAACCGTAGGCATCCTCCATGGTTGCTTTTGTATAAAGGCGCTTCTGCAGGAATAGGCCAACCGTCTTACCTTTAAGCTCTGGGCAATGGCTTACCATTTCGTTATTTATGTTTGCCTCAACCCATGACAGACTTTGCGCTCCGCAAAACCCCATCAGGGCATTCAGAAGGCTTTGCCCGCTGCCTATTGGTGTGTTGTCAGCTTTGGCGAAATATGCTGTTAGATAGCGACCGGAAAGGCCGTCATCAGTTTTAACCGTGAACTCTACGCCATGACTGCCTGTGCCGGCGGTAACATAGACGGCAGACTCTATTGTGCAGATGTGCGCGCCACCCTCTTGGATACCTCCGCCTGACCCTGATTTTTCGGCTAGACCCTTATCGAAAGTCATAAATGGTTGGCTCATTGTGTATTCTCCTGTATGCCGTAGTAGGCTTTGATTGATTGATCAACTTGGTTTAAATCGTTATCGATTGCTTCGGATTCAAATAGCCCCATTGGGGTTTTCACTGTATCGAATCCGTTATTCTGTGTTGTGAACTGGTACTTGCCATCATTTCTCATTGAACGCATGACGATAGTGAACAACCCTTCAAGGGTGATCTTTTCGTCAAGTAGCTTGCCAATGGTTTTGATTTTTACTTTGCCGTACTCGTCTTGCTGGGTGTGCGACATTATGTAGATTCGTACATTGTCCGGCGCGCCTTGAGCTGCCATACAAATATCCCACGCATAGCGGGCTATCTCGTTATATTTTGCAAACGCCTGATTGCCTGACTCTTTATCGAGTACGCGACGCATGAATTCATTGGCCATTGTGTACTGATAATCATCAATAATGATGATCTCTTTGCCATACTTTGGCAGCGCGGCAATAGCCTTGCAAATCGTTTGGGAATTGTCAGTGTAAATAATAGATCCGGTCTTTGTGTCACTGCTCCACACAGGCCAATCCTTACCGGTAGGAAACGGTAAAGGTTTTTTGACGCACTGAATGAGAGCAGCTTTTGAGGGATCGATATTGCGAAGAGAGGTAGATTTGCCTGAGCCGGAATCGCCAAGGATTAAGCATGGAATGCCCATAGTGTATGCCTTTGTATTTAGTGTATGCCGTTGTATGCGTTTTATTCTAGGAGAATGTTAGCCGGTTGTAAATCTCTTTCGTAATCCGAACGTCATCCGCGCAATATTCCGCGATCTTTTTGTGCTCGCCATTTTTGTATGCTGGCCACACGTCGGCGCCACTCATGCCGGTCTTGCCTACAACCCCCAAGGCCTTAGCTAGACGGTCGAGGCCTATCTTGCCGCCAAAGCCTGCCCATGCTTCCATCGTGCAGAATACGCCGCCGCTGCCGTGCCTTGCGTGAGGCTTAAAGCTTGGCTCTGGTGGGGTTTTAGTGATTACAGATCGATGATAAAGGAATGGCAGATCAAACTTTGCATTATGCGCAATGTAGGTGCCGTGTCGGCCATTCAGCTTACTGTTAATGCTATCCCAAAATTCAGCCAGTAAAGAATATTCGTTAACGTCTGAAAAAGTTAATTTTTCCCCATCGATGTCAACGCAAATACAGCATATCTCGCCGTAAGCGCCATCAAATGATGTTTTAAGCCATTGCTGTTCGGCTTGAACAATCTTGGCTTCGCTGCCAAATTTGCTAACCCACATCGCTTTAAGCTCATCAACATTTTTAAACTTGCCGTCACCACCGATCTCTAGCGCATCAATTAGCTGTGGCTTCAAAAGGCTAGGCGCCTTAACTTCCAGCGTTTCAGCTATTGTTGCAACAGCGCCAACGGATTGGTCTGGAATAGTCTCTATATCAATAACAATTTTCATCATGCATCCCCTGTTTTGTGTGTTAGTTGCTGCTCTTCTTCATATCGTCTTGCGTAGCCCTCTTCAAATGCTTTTAACTCTTCAGTATTAAGTGGCACAGAGGTTAGGCTTGAGCGTCCAAGCCTGCAGTACTCGTAACCAAAATCAAAGCAGACCCGAAATCTTTCATTACTCACGCTATCCGCTCCCATTTAATGTTCTTGAGTTCAACGTCGTAATGGCCCTCGTCTGGTTCTTGGAATGTGTGAATTTGGCCTGTGGCTTTGTAAATACCGCTTACATCGCTGCAGTCATGTGGGAACTCACCTCTAAGTAGATCCTCAAGAGTTTGCGCATCAACATTAAGTTGGTACGCTGAACTATCTGACGCCAGAAGTAATTCGTCGGAAAGCATAGACGAGACAAGAAGCGCCTCGAAATCTGTAACTGTATTCATAATCTAATCCCCTGATGTGAGCCTGAATCTTAAAACACTAAGCTAT